ATATTCTTGATATCTTTGAATACGATCTTCTTCTAATGAAGTATTAATTGAATTTTCTTTCAACAAAGGTTGTTGAAATTCAACGTCACCTGCATGTGATACTTTCATCCAAGGTGATAAATGATTGAAGGGATAATCACAGTGAAAATGACTGAGTACCTGAATATTACTCATCAGATTTTTCTTCCCTTTTCTTTTTCTTGAATTCTATGGTGGGTTCAAGAATAGCCGCAATAGAACGATCTTTATATTCTTTGCGTAGTGATTTGTCCATGCTGATCAATGCGATCTTCAAAGACTTGGGCATTTTAAAGTTTGAGGTTCTTTTCATAATCTAAACGGTCAAAAATGGGGGACTAGCCCCCATTGGTTACGCGGCTTTCTTTTCTTCTTGTAGAAGAGTAGGCTCAAAGAATTTCAATTCATTACCAATTTCAATGCGTTTTGGCTTTTGATGCTCTGGAATAATATTGATAAGACCCACACGCAGAATACCATCTTTGAGTTCTGAACCATGTACTTCAATAGTATCAGCAATGGTAATTGTTTTTGTGAAGTTACGTGCAGCAATACCTCTGTGTAGATATTGTGCTTGCCCCATCTCCTCTTCTTCTTTGACTCCTTTGATTACCAAAGTATTCTTTTCTCTAGTAATTTCAATATCATCTTTGCTGAAGCCTGCAACCGCAAGTTCAACAATGTAACGATTATCATCTACTCTGATGATGTTGTGATATGGAAAAGTATTTCCAGTAAGTTGTGCTGGTGTAGCAGACAACAATTTTTCAATATCATCAAAGAAACGATCAAAGCCAAGAGTATGATGTAGCAATGGACTAATACGAGTAATAGTCATAGTTTTCTCCTTTAGTAAGCAAGTTATAATTACATGACCCCGAAGGCATCATGACTCACTTAGCAATCACAAATGCTGTGCGATTGACAAGATAAGTTCTGTTGGGATTATTTTGATTGAAGACACGAATGAACTCATTGGTGCCTTCTTTGATCACATCATCATAATCCCTTGTGTATACTTCTTCTTTAGTGTATTTATTTACCAACTTTACTATATTGGTTTTCACTTTGTTCATGATAAGTCACCATTAGTCTTTTTTCTTTTTACCTATATTATACTTAGCAACTAATTCCCAATCGTCTTTTTCTTTGAAAGAAATAATCTTGATTTGATGAATTGGTGCCATGTTATTCTCCATGATATCATAGTTTACAACTTTGATCAAGCCCCATTCTTCAAGTAAATTGGCAATTGCGTTGCGTCTTTGTATATCATTTTCGGTAATTGTTGATGGTTTACCGTCTAATGCAAATAATTCTTTGAAATGAACAATGTAATACTTGCCTTGCTTATGCAATATGTGGCAAGACTGATATAAAACTCTTTCTTTTCTTGATGATACTCCAATTCGTGTGAGTGTTTCACGTACTTTTAGAAAGTCGTCCTCTTCTACCAGAACGACTTCAACAAACTTAGATAGATCAACCATGTCATTTTCCTAATCCACCCTTGAGGGTTTGTTCTTTTATTTGTTGGATTTGTTCTTTGCTCAGAAGGCGAAGAGCATCTTGTGCCTTAGAGTCGGATAGTCCAAAGACTAGTTTGACACATTCTAAATCATCATTTTTTTCCGACTTTGCCCACTTCGCAAAAGGTCTTTTCATAGACCTTACAGTATTTAGCAAAAAGTCGTTTTGCATCTTTTTGTCGGTGCCATGACGCTGGTTCATCTCATTTGCAAATAGAACACAGTCTTTGTGTTGAGATAAGGCTCGGTTGGTCAGAAATGGAGTGTAGCCTTTCTCTGTAATCTCGTCCACGATAAGTTGTTTCTTGGACTGAAGAATGGCATTTACATAGTCGAATGGTTTAGTCATACATGAACGCTTCCAAACTGGATTGATAGTTGGATTCAATCATCAAAGTAGATAAAGAATCCTCTTGTCTACGGCTCAAAGATTTGTTCGCTGTATTACAATAAGGTTCTTCTTTCCATTTATCCGAATATGAGTATATTACCATAGGCTCAATCATCACCAGCCATGCTTTTGTCGCATCCGATCTAACTTTTTCTGAAGGCACTAAAAGATTATAAAAAACTTGACAATCTTTTCTCAAAAGAGGAGTATATCTCTCACGAAACAACTTATACATTGTTTCCGAGTTTTCGGATTCTTTTTCTAAGTTTTGAGAGTGTGATTTCAATCTTCCTTTTAGTGTGGTCACAATTACCCCAGACTTAGGTGCCATATAATGACCCATATCTTTTCTTACTTTTTGATCAAAATGAAGATGTTTACCTTTCTCATTGCCAGATTGTCCTACATAAAAAACTTCTTTTACTTCGTGTGGATATAAATCATTGTTTGGTTTTGTCTGACAAAACGCAAGACTATAAACTGCTGCATGAAGATTGTTTGATACTTTATAAACTTCATCTTTAGTAAACCAACCTAGATTTTCTGCACCAAGTAGCTGATATACATTCATAATGTAAAACTCCAATTCACATAACTAATCGTAAAAGACCCAAAGTGTCAATAGATGTTAGCAAGACATAGTTAGCAAACATGCCAAAAGATTTCCTGCTATAAGCAGCCCAGGAATAGATAACACAGCCAGTAATCCACATAGGGTAAAGAACCAAGAGGGGAGGATTTGGTATGGTAAGTGCCATTGTAAGACTACACCCAATACTAATAAACCAAGCAAGAAGCTCGGCAGCAAAGCGAACACGATTGCTATTCCAATCATCTTTGATCCAATCAAATGTTGGTCTAAGTAAATCCAATATCATTTGAACTCAGCATTTGCCATTATCTCTGTGAGACATGCAACGAGATTGATTTCAGCATCAGCAACAAATGCCTGTTTGTATTGATAGTCAGCAAGAATTAGAACAACTTGTGGTATACTTTGTGGCTTTATGATATCATACAACGAATCATAAAGTTTGCGAAAGAATGTCGCATTATCAATTTCCGTCGTTGCTGCCCATTTACGAACGGATGTAAAGTCTTTTTCTTTCAAATGTTTGACAATCTGTGTAATAGAGATATCACCAATTTGAGAGAGGATGCCTACATCAATCTTGCCGAGTTGAGAGTAGCGTTGCAATTCATTAATAACACGACGAAAATCTGGAAAATGTTTTTTGATAAGTTCAGCAATAACTTTCTTATCATAGTCAACTTTTTCCGAATCAAGAATATGCTCAATACGTTTGAAAAACGCAGAAGCCATCTGCGCTTTCTCACCATTCTGTAGACTAAAATCAATGACTGCACAACGACTATGAAGTGGTTCAATGATTCGTGTTTTGTAATTACAGGTGAAGATGAAAGAACAGTTTGATGCAAACTCTTCAATTGCATTACGCAGTGCTGGCTGCGTTGAGTTTGGATTTAGATAGTCTGCTTCATCAATGATAATGACCTTGCGACCACCGGACAATGACATTGATGAAGCATAATTTTTGATTTTGTTACGGAAAACATCAATACCTGATTCATCAGAACCATTGATGATCATGTAATCGCAACCGACCTCGTTGCACATTGCTTTGGCGATTGTTGTCTTGCCCACGCCCGCGCCACCAGACAGTAACAGATTTGGAATCTGTTTCTGATTCACATATTCTTGAAAGACTGTTTTCAATCTTTCTGGCAGAATACAATCTGATACCGTTTGTGGTCTGTGGCGTTCTACCCACAATAGATGATTCATAACTACCTTTCACAAAAATCATAATATAATATTATATCAGTCAGCGTTCAATCGTGCAACAACTTCCAAGTAATTTTCTTTTACTTGCCAACTAACACCATCAACACCCTTCAGAACAGTTCTAGAGTCAATCGCATGTGTTGGACTAATGTATTCAAACACAGATACGATTGCATCTCTGTTGATGGCTACTGATTCTCCATTGAAAGTTGGCTCTGCATTTGTAAAGTAAATAAACTTAGCCATATCAACCTTTCTCAAACTTTGAACCAGTTTCAGTTGCGACCCAATACTGCAAGTTCAAAGTTTTGTGTCTAAAGTTTGAAATGCCTTTTGATGAAATTTTTACTTCATAAGAACCGGAAATCATTTTTAGATTTTCTACTTTGAAAATCATTTTATACTTGTCGCCGTTGCCAGAATCAATTTCAAGTGAGTCTGTGTGTGCAGCATCATTTGTCATATCAAGTGCAACAACAAACACTTTTTGACCATCAGATTCAACTGCAACACAACTTGAAGACAACACACTTGCTGCTTTCATAATCCAGTCAAAGTCTTCTTGCTTTAGAACAAAACTAATTTCTGGATCAGGCATTGTGATTGCCTTATCTGGTGCAGCAACAATCATGTTAGGCGCACAGAACCGATACTTGATTTTGCTACGACCCTGTAAACCAGAGATAAGAACATTGCTGCTATCAAACTCAATCACAGGATCATCTTTGTGAAGAGTTAGCACAGAAAGAAAGTTGTTGAGATCATAGACACCGAACTCTGTTGGAATTTCTTCTGAGATTGTTGCTTCAGCCATGACATTCTTTTGTGCAGAAACGGTACGAAGTGTTTTGCCCTTCTTGAAAAGAATGCCTTGATTGATTGTTGCAAAGTTTTTGAGAATATTGAGTGTATCACCAGAAAGTTTCATAATTTATTTCCTCGTCAAATCATGGTTGTGTAAAGCCATTATAGCATAGTGTAAAACTTTTAGCAAATCTTTGCGATTGTAACCATCTTTTTTGCCATACCTTTGTGCATACTTCATGATGTTACCTATACAAAAGCCCTCACCGTGACCACTATCCATAATAAATTCTGTTGCTTGAAATTTATTTTGTGAATAGTGTTCACCGTAAGTAGCATCAACGTATTCTTTCAATTCTTTGAGAATACGATCTTCACTGTATTTGTATTGAATCATAACCGACCTGTGTACTGTGCAACAGCTGGCATGTTACCAGTGAAAGCATATGTACCAATGTGCTGGGTTTTCATCCATGGGCAAAGCCAAACTTGTCCACCAATCTTTCGCCACATCTGACAAAACATGTAGTCTTCTGACAGATACCGATCGGAACCACCACCAATGTAACTGTCTGCTGTGTCAATCACAGTATCAAAGTATGCATGAATGTAACGTGAGCCATCGAAGTGTGCTTGACCAACATGATCTGGTTTATAACGAATGTTTGGAAATGCTTCAGCAAGTTTTTCAAATACTTGACGCTTGATCATCATGTGACCAGTACCAATTTCCATGACTTCAAGTGGTTCAGATACTTGAAATTGTTGTGTACCTTTTACTACATTGAAGACATACTCGCCAACAAGATTTTCAAGTTCTTTTGGATTCAAATCTGGATTACGTCTTGCGGTTTCTGCAATGTTACCCCAATTGATAGACTTTTTAGGGTATGGTCCACCAATAACATCTTTGTCAAGTGCTAACAGTGCAATAACATCATTCGGATCAAAGTGAATGTCCGAATCAATAAACATCATGTGTGTGTAGTCTGTACGTAGAAATTCATCTACTAGATAGTTTCTTGCTCTTGTGATGAGAGATTCGTTGAAGAGAAATGAAAACTTGACTTCAATGTTATACTTCATCATGACTGTTTGAAGATCAAGACACGACTTCATGTAGAGTCCGTGATTCATGCCACCATACATCGGCGTGGCTATGAATAATTTATTTTTTCTTATCTCTTCAAGATTGACTTGTAGCTGCATAATTTATCCATGAAAAAAAGTGAGAACACATATTATATATATATGCTCTCACTCAATTCGTTTAACCTTTGTTAGGCAAATGCTTGACCACCAAGAACTGCATGTGCCATAGCAACCATTTCTCTAGTTGGTTTGCCAAGACGGTAGAATGTGATCGTGCGACCATCACTCAAAGTTTTCTTGTTAGTGTAGATGCAATGACCTTCTGCACGAAGTTCTTCAATGCGGGCACCAACATTACTGATACCAAAACGTGACTTTGCTTGTGCAACCGTCAGTGTATTGTAAGGACCTTCTTTAGAAAGATATTTGAGAATTTTATCTTTAGCAGACATTCAATTTACTCCATAAAAATAGTCGCACGAAAAAAGAAAGAGTAGAGGCGACTTTTCTCTACATATTGACATTATATAAAAAAAGAGAG